CAATCTATGAGCCATACCAGAAAACGCTCTATTCATATGAAATAGAGGTGGTTTGATGGTTAAAGTAGAAGTGGATTTGAAAGTGCCGTATGCAAAGTTAAGCTCTTCTGCTATTAATACGGGGCAATTTTTTGCTGCCAATCAAATGCTAGCGGATATGAATCCTTTTGTTCCGATGCGCGAAGGAATATTAAGATTAACTGGCCACGTGACGTATGGGAATAACTCGATTGAATGGGTCACGCCTTATGCTAAACGAATGTTCTATGAACAACATTATAACTATACGACACCCGGTACTGGTCCGAGATGGGACTTAAAAGCATCAGGATTATTTATGAATGATTGGATTCAAGTATTTATGAAGGGGGCTGGTTGGTAATGGATTTTATCGAACGATTGAATGACAAAATAAATGCAATACCGGCTATGCCGATTCAATCCAGACTTGGATACTTGGATGCTGTCGAATCACTTGCTCTATATCCATTGCCAGGATCAACTGTATTGCATGAGTACATGGACGGTGTGTCCGATCAGAGGTTAAATTATGAAATAGCGATGAAATCAAGGTCACAGCAAAAAATCAGTGAAGTGCTTTGGGAAGTGCAAAAGGAATTAAGTGATTTGAACAGTCTCGCTAGCAGCGATGGCAGCTTTGAATTTAAAGATATAACAATAACGAACATGCCCTACATCAATCAATTAGATGATCAAGGGTGGTTCGTTTTTTTATTGAACTTACAAGCAGACGTAACGGTCTACGAAAACAAGGAGGAAAATATTAATGGCTAGAAATAAAAACGCAATGCGTGAACATTATGTCCAGGCTTACACACCTGGTATAGAAGAGCCAGGAACAGAATGGCTGAGACTGGCTAAATGGATATCCACTATTGGAGACGGAACGACTGAAGGAACAGAAGAAGTAGGGTTCATGGACGGGGATGGGACACCTGAGTTGACCATTACATCAGTGGCCGAAGCTTATACACCAGAAGGGTACTACGATCCGGAAGATCCGGCACAGGAATTGATCGCTGGATTGAAACATAAGATCGGCGTGGGCCGTAAGATCTGGCACAGAGTGGTCCGATCAGATGGTAAGAAAGAATGGGTCGGACGGGCAACAGTCTCTGCTATTGTAGCGGGTGCTGGTGATGCAACAGCGGATGAAACATTTAGCTGTAATATTCGTTTTGACAAAATTCCGGAAGCGACTGATTTAACGGGAACACCAGCAGCGTAAGAGGGGCATCCGCCTCTCTTTCCCTTTACATAAGGAGGAGATAAAGCATGACAGAAGTCATTAATATACCGATCCAACGGACTGGATTTCCAGTAAAGATTGGATCGACTGAGTTGTGGTTCGACAGTTCTTTCGAGAACATGAAACGGTTCTTTAGTATTGAAGATCTGGCAAAAGAACGACTTGAAGAAATTAGAGAAAAAGCAGAACATGTTCATTTTCCGGATGAAATCAATGAAGATACGATCGAAACAGTCAAGGCTGAAGACATGGACACAGCATTTGATGTCAATAAAGAGTTTATAGCGATTCAGTATGACCTTATGTTTGGCGAGGGAACTTTTAAACAATTATATGAGGATATACCGGACATCATCGCTTTAGAAAAGGTTTTGGATGTGGTCGGGAAATCAGTAGCTGACAAAATAAACGAGCAGGAAGCTGAACGTGTCAAGGAATACTCGTCAAAACGAGCTGAAATTCTGGATAAGAAGAAACAAAAGCAGAAGTAGGTGTGATTTATGAAATTGAACGATCCGCTAATCACTACCTATGAGTACAGAGGTAATAACATACCCATAGACCTATCATTTGACAACATTTTAGACGTTTTTGATGCCTTAGCTACTCCTAACCTTTATGAGTTTGAACTCGCTGAAATCTGCCTTATTTTGCTTTTTGGAGAGGGCGTCATCCAGCAAGATGATTACATGACGGTGTGGAACGATGTCTATGATACATTTTTAAATCCAGTCGATGAACAGTTTACTGAGTATGACATTTTAGGAAATCCAATGCCTAAGAAGAAAGAAAAAAAGCTCATCAGCTTGGAGAAGGACGCAGAGTTAATCTATGCGTCTTTTTTGCAGTCTTATGGCATGAATTTATTTTCCGAACAATCAAAGTTGCACTGGCAAGAGTTCAAAGCGCTACTGAATGGACTGCCTGAAAATACCATTATGAAACAAGTAATTAGTATTCGTAGTTGGGAACCTAAAGAAGGCGAATCGAAAGAGTACAAAGAGAATATGAAGCGACTTCAGCAGATGTATAGCTTAGAAGAAGATGATGACGAAGAGGAGGTGGACTAGATGGCAGACGGCAGAGTCAAAATAGCAATAGAAGTTGATGGAAAACAGGTCGAAGTTGCATCTGATGGGTTAAGAGGGCTTGAAAAGGATGCTGGCAGAGCCGGCGAAGGTGCAAAGAAAACAGAACGAGGAATAAAGGATTTAGTCATTTCTTTAGGGCTGGTTAAAGTTGGAGCAGCAGCTTTTAACTTACTTGCATCTTCAATGGATACTGCAATCAAGCGATTTGATACGATGAATCAGTTTCCTAGAGTTATGGAACAAGTTGGATTCGGGGTAGATGAATCAACTGATGCTGTTGAGCGTTTAAGAGATGGAGTCACAGGCCTGCCTACTCCACTTCAAGACGTTGTGTCAACTGCTAGAGGAATTGCAGTCATGACTAAGGACCTGGATGGTGCAGTAGATACCACGCTTGCACTTAACAATGCGTTCTTAGCTTCTGGATCCAGCACAGCTGATGCTCAACGTGGCTTGCAACAATATCTGCAAATGCTATCAAAGGGAGAAGTTGATCTACAGTCCTGGAGAACATTGCAGGAAACCATGGGGCTGGCACTCAATGAAGTAGCAGAAGCCTTTGGATTTGCGGGCGCTTCTGCTCAGAATGACTTGTATGCAGCGTTGCAGAGCGGTGACATTACGTTCAGACAATTTAATGAAAAAATTATTGAGCTAGACGGAGCAGTTAATGGATTTGCGGAGCGTGCATTGACTGGAAGCGCGGGCATTGCGACATCTATGGCTAATATTCGTACAGCAATAGCAAATGGTGTCGCAGGATCAATTACAGCACTAGATAATCTGTCCAAGGAGGTTACAGGAAACAACATTGCTGAAAACTTGGATGCTACAAAAGATATCATAGCTGCTGCATTCAACGTCATTAATGGTGCAATTAATGCTTCAATCCCATATTTTAAATTCTTTTATGATGCAGTAAAGGCGACGATACCAGTAGTCGAGTTCTTAGCTCCGGCTATATTGGGTTTAGTAGCGGCTTATGTGGCTTTAAGCGTGATCAATAAAGTAAATACTGCTATAGCTACCAATCAAGCGATACTGCAAGCCGCTGCATTTTCAGGAAAAGCATTGACAGTAGTAACTAAGGCTCAAATGGCAGCACAGGTCGCTAATACAACTGCCACAAATGCCGATACAGTAGCTAAAGCGGCTCAAAGTGGGGCAATTTCAGTAGGGACCGCAGTAATTGGCTTATTCACTGGTGGAATTAAGGCTTCAACTGTCGCAATAGCTTTAAAAACTAAAGCGGTAACGGTTCTTTCGGGCGTTTTAACTTTCTTAATCGGACCGATAGGACTAGTGGTAGCCGGAATCGGATTGCTGACTACAGGTGCTGTCGCTTTAGTCAAGTGGCTAAACCGTAGCACTGAAGAAGGCGAGCGTCTGGCAGGAGAGACTGAAAACCTAGCTGAAGCTACCGATTCAATGACCAGTTCTTTAGATGATTCATCTAAGCAGTATGAAAAAAATCAAGCGAATATAGAATCTAATGCTGAAGCTAATGCAGATCTCGCTCAACGAATAGCTGAATTGTCAGAAGAAGAAAACAAATCAGCTGCACAAAAAGAGCTGTTAGCGTCATATATCGAGCAGTTAAATGGCCAAGTAGAAGGATTAAACCTCTCCTACAGCGAAGAAGCTGACATGATGAACATGTCTAATGAGCAGATTCAAGCAAGACTTGATCTGATGAAAGAGCAAGAAGCTGGAACAGCAGCTCAAGAACGATTGCTTGAAATTGCAAAAGAACAGTCAGAAGTTGAACAGCAACTGGCTGAAACAAATAAATTGCGTGAAGAATGGAACCAGAAACTGGAAGAAGGAACAGTCAGAGGTAAAGAGCATAGCGAAGCTGTCGATCAACTTAATGAATCGCAGGGAGCTCTCGAAGAGCGTCAGCAATCCTTACGCACTGAATATGAACAGACTGAAGAACAGCTCTCTAGAGCTATGGAGAATATTGCCAATGCGACTGAAGACAGCGTAGGAAGGCAAACAATTCTCTTTGATGATCTGTCCGAGTCACAACAGCAGACAGTTGAGTCTATGAAATCCACTTGGGAAGACTACAAATCAGCCGCTACAGATATGTTCGATACTTTGAACGAAGAAGCTGAAATAACAGCGTCTGAAATGGCTAAAAACCTGGAAGAAAACCAACGTATCATCACTGAATGGTCCGAAAACATTGCAACATTAGCAGAACGAGGTGTCGATGAAGGCTTGCTTGAAACATTGCGTGCTGCCGGTCCTGAATCTGCCGGCCACGTTAATGCGTTAGTCAATGCTTCTGATGAAGAATTAGAGCGCCTCAGCAGTGCTTTCTCTGAAGGGGGTAATGTTGCTACCGACGCACTCTCTAAATCTCTAGGCATTGAAGAATCTGGGGTATTAGATGCCGTTGGCCACCTAGTGACTGATACAGAAACAGCACTCTCGGATCAAATAAAATCAGCTGACTTTGAAGGATTAGGTGGAAATGTAGCTGAAGGGCTGGCTGGCGGAATTAGTCAGCAATCAATCGAAGCTGAAAAAGCATCCGAGCGAATGGGTGAAGATGTGAGAGATGCAACTAAAGCTACTCTAGGCATCAACAGTCCGTCTACCGTATTTAAAGAATTTGGAGTGAATATCGCTGAAGGGTTAGCTTTAGGTATCAACGACGGAACATCTAAAGTCATGCAGGCGATCGAGAAAATGTTACAGAATATCCAGACTGATTCCGCTCGGAATTTCCAAAACATAACTAAAGACTATGACCGATCGGTAAAAGAGATAGAGCGGTCACTCAAACAGTTGCCACCTGTAGTGCAGAACGCCATGAAACAAATGTTCGATAGATTGCGAACAGGATCAGCTCAACAGGTACGATTAATGAATACGACATCAACTCAACTTGTCACACCGTTTAATAGTACGCCTGGTCGGTTTAGATTTATCGGTGTCAGTGCGATGAGCGGGTTGAATGCCGGTCTTCTGTCCGGTAGAGCCAGAGTAATAGCCACAGCTAATAACATAGCTGCTAGCGTAGCGTCTACGATGCAAAGAGCCTTACGGATCAATAGTCCATCACGAGTCATGAAAGACGATGTAGGACGATGGATTCCTGAAGGGATAGCAGACGGAATCGAAGACAAAGCACAAGTCGTTTATGATGCATTGAATAAAATGACCGGCAACATGATGAAAGTCACGACACCTGAAGCTGCTTTAGGTACTTCACGAATGGCTGTTTCCGCTAACGCAGTACAGTCAACTCCAGTGAGTCAATCTAAGACTATTAGGAATGACAACGGTGTCAGTATCCATATTGAAAAAATTGAGAATCAATCAAATAGCGATATACCACGAATACTAGAAGAAGCCGCATGGATTATGAATCGAGAAAGGAGTCGGTTAGATGACTAATCAGGTATGGTTTGAATACAACGGCGTTAACAGCCTTGATATGTACATGAGAATTGTTTACGACATTTCTTATCCATCTCCCGAATCTGATATCGAATTTGTTGAGGTGCTAGGCAAAGATGGAGAGCTTGCTGTTGACAATAAACGACTAAAAGGCGTTCTTTTTCCTATCCCTGTAGTCATAAATTTGCCGGACAATATGAGCGTCGATGATGCGGCCACTAAAATCTCTGAGTGGCTACGAAATGATGTTGGGTGGCATAAGTTGAGATTCAGCGGATCTCCTGATTATGAATATGTAGCAATTTGTCATGAGCAATTCAATATACAAGAAACATTAAAGCAATATGGACGGACTGTTATAAATTTCCGGCTAAAACCTTACAAATTTCGTCCGGAAGGATCTGCTTTAGCGTTGGAAAATGGAGAAACACTGTATAACCCCGAAAAAAGAGTGTCTAAGCCGTATCTAAGAGTGACAGGTACTGGAGATATTACACTACGAAATAATGGTGCAGATTGGCTGATTCTGCGTAGCGTCGATGAATACATTGAGGTTGATTCAGAAGCAATGAGCGCATTTAAAGGTAATCGCCCAGCAAACAATAAGGTAATAAGTACAGTTAGACCGTTATTCCCACTGCTGAATCCAGGAGAGAACAGAATAACATGGTCAGGAAATGTAACTAATGTAGAAATAGAAACGAGGTGGGAAGCAATCACATGAGTTACCCAATACTTTATAAAGCGAATGAGGCTGACTTCTCCACACTCGGACTAGGTGTTTTGTCAGATGCAACTTCTGCTCTAGTCACAGAAGAACGAAACGGACAATTTTATCTTATTATGCAATATCCGATTGATGGCATACGCTTTAATGAGTTGAAAAATGATAGAGTAATTAAAGTTGATGCAAGTAATAACTTAAAAGATCAACGGTTCAAGATCGAAAGAATCACTAAACCATCAAAAGGTATCGTCACGGTATACGCCAATCATGTTTCTTATCATTCAGAAGAATTGCAACTAAGGCCAGATGTTAGTTATAACGGCAATGCTCAGAGTGCTTTAACTACATGGAGAAGTAACTTAGTAGATTCCCACCCGTTTACTGTCTATTCTGACATACAGACTGAAGGTAGCGGCAGATGGTCTATAGATAAAGTCGAAAACGCCAGACGTGCGTTGGGAGGCGTTCAAGGTTCGATACTTGATTCTTACGGGGGAGAGTATCGCTTCGATAACTATCATATAGGCTTATATGCTCAAAGAGGCGACGAATCAGGTGCATTGATAGCTTACGGTAAGAATTTAATCGAACTGGAACAAGAGGAAGAAATAGCGTCAACCTACACGTCGGTTTATCCATATTCAGTTATCTATAACGATGACGGCGAGGAAGAATTAATTACCTTGCCTGAGTATTTTATAGATAGCGAATATGTCGCTAATTATGCACGTCGTAAAATACTAACCGTTGACTTCTCGGATGAAGACATTAAGACGGCGGACAGCTTGAGAACAAGGGCGCAGCGTTACATTAAGGAAAATAATGTTGGTGTGCCTAGAGTTAATTTAAAAGTTAAGTTTATCGATTTATCAAAAACATTAGATTACAAACATTTGAAACTCGTAGAAGAAATAAATTTGTGTGATTGGGTCGATATATATTTTGAGAAATTAGATATCGTGCGAAAGGCAAAAATAATCGCAGCTACTTGGGACGTCCTTTTAGAAAGATATCACGAAATAGAAGTAGGCGAATCTAGAGCGAGTTTATCTAGAAGCATCGATACGACGATTGAAAGACGTTTAGATCCTGTGTCGACTCGACTGAACATCATCCAAACTGATGCAAACGGGAAAAACTCAGTGTTTAGAGGTCCGACCGAACCCCTTGCACGTAAAGTGGGCGACTTATGGTACAAACCCGTAGGCGACGGCGAAATGGAAATGTATCAATGGAATGGCGCCATTTGGGAATTAGTTGTGTCGACAGCGGTTAATAGTGAAATCGACACGCGCATCGAAGACGCTAAAGGTATAGCAGAACAAGCAAGAGACCATTCGAACCTGCTGCAATTAGATGCTGACAGCATACTTGCTGGTCTAGGCATCGAAGGGATTACCGAGACGAATCAGAACATCGTCAATCAGATCAAGGCAAATGTAGGTGACCGCATTGATGAACTGGTATCGAATGTTGACGAATTACCGACCGTTGCCTATGTCAACCAAGAAATAAATAGAGTAGAAGGTAGTATCACTACAGAAATAGCTAAAGTGACCTCGAATCCGTCGGGAACAATTGCTGGTTACAATACATTAGTTCAAACGGCGGAAAGAAACGAACAACTAATCGCTAGTATCAAGACAACGCCTGAGGCTGAAATAGTCGGGTATCAGCGCATCGTTGAACAAGCTGATTTATACGAACGTGTTATAGGGACTACGGAAAATGACATTGACAGCAACGTGTCTCGCATTGTGCAAGGCAGTGGCATTATCCAGACGGAAGTAATCAGTCAGCTAGAACGGGGAACTGAAGACACGCTGACAGATAAAACACAGAGATTCATACCGCCTAACGATACAGTAACTCTCTCGTTATCTAAGCCGATGGCTATAGGTACAGGATATGAGTTCACGTTCTCCGTGAGCCAATCAGTAGATAAT